CTACCTTCATCCCTTATTTTAGCCACCCCGCGCGCCCACCCTACACCGTACACCGCCTTTAGTGGTTGCTCGGCCGGCCGAGGATGCGATAACATTAACAATACCCCCCTTTATGTCTCGGATCATGTGCCCAACCTGCTCTGTGAGCTTCTCTGACCCTGCCTACGCCATATTTTCCTCGTGGCCGAAGAAAACGCGCTCTAGGAGGCTGTCTGAGACACTTGAGGATCATAAGAGATGTGTCGACCGCACCGCGCAGGTGAAGCGCCTCAGATCGTCCATCAGGGTGCTTCAGGAGCGACTCGAGGAATTGGGGGTTGAATTGTAATGATAAAGGAGGTGAAATCGTGATGACTAATCCGAGGTTAGATCCAACAGCGCCGTGGAATGAAGAGTTCATGGAAGTAATGAACCGCATAGCCGAAGCACTGGAAATGCTAGTTGAATTGAACGGTGGTTGAATGCGAAAGGGCATGTGGGAGTGTCCTCAGTGCCAGACATGGTGGACTTGGGAGACTCGCCCTGGCACGATCACTCTGCAGCGTCGGTGCCGCAAGTGCGGCAAGCGAGTCCGCGCGCAGCTAGTCCGCCACTGGTCCGGCCGTGGCCGACCTCGAGGATGGAAACTTATTGAGCGGCCGAAGCACATGCCTCACTATGCGCTGCGGGCCGAGTGCCGTCAGAGAAACAAGAGAGAGTGATTGAATGGGCTGCCTATGTTCGCACCCTGACCATGACCTATGGGAGCGAGTGAGTCTTGAGATCAAATGCATCGGTGCCTCTGAATACTTAATCTGGCATCGCTACTGCCCGGTGTGTCGCCAAAATTGGTTTGTCAAGATAGAACTCCCTGAATCGCGCCAGATTTTCGAATTGCGAGAGGATTGAAGATGGCGAAGAAGATGGGAGCCAGGGAGTTCTTCAAGTGGCTCCTGATCGAGCTGGACTCCTGGCCCGGTTGGGATCAGTTCACCCAGGAGGACGAGGATGACCTCCAGAAGCTAGAATGGTTCGAGGTTTCCGAACACATGGAGGTCGATTACTCCGGACTCTCTGACGAGTTCCTCGAGGTCGAGTTGATCTGCCTGTGCTGTGGAGTGCGACCAGAGCTCTGCGATAATCAGCACTTGTCGCTCTAGGGTGATTCCTCTTTCTCAGGAAAGAGCCCGAGCATTTGGGCTAGTCGCCAGCCAAAAGACGGGCCGAGGGGGCCAGCACCGGCGATAATCACACCGGCTGCTACGGCCTGCTCCCGCTGCGTGAGGAATGCGTCGATGACCTCTCCTGCTGAGGGATCAGGTCCGAGCAGGTTAGTGATAAAAGTAAACCCGAGCACACCGGCCACCAGGCTGAGCAGGACCATCATGCCGGTGACGTCGTTCATCAGGGTGACGATGGGCGTCATGATCCGATTGATTTGGTAGGCTCCGACCGCCGACTCGAGGATTTCGCGCTCCTTGTCCTGGAGAGAGATGCGGTACTCGATCACCTTGTCCGGCTTTCTCTTGGTCATGTGAACGCACCAGCCAGGTCACCGAGGAGAGCTGCGATGTGGCCCGCCCCCAGGAGCCAGCCGAGTACGAATGCAAAGGCGTTGTCGACGACCAGGCGCTTCACCTGCTCGGGGAAGCTCTCCTCGTCGTGCTCGTGGTGCTCAGGCATCAGGCATCACCGGCCAGTTGTCCACGGCGTCGTTGGCATCGTCGTGAACCTGGGGGAGGTCTCGCAGCGCTGTGCGGTAGTCCTTCCACGCCTGGCTCATCGTCCTGTCTTTCACAGCTCGCCAGTCGGAATCGGAGAGAGCCTGATCGCGCTCCCTTCGAACTTGCTGCCATGTCATGTCGTACTTTCCCTCGTCGACAATGTCGGCGCCGTGATAGCGAGTCCAGCTTCTATCCATCACATCACCTAATATTGAATCCCGAGAACCAACCTGTTACCACCTGAGAAGTAACTGAAGTTACCTGGCGTGAGCGTTGCAGGGATAGAGTCGCCGTATGCTACTTCGGTGTTCAGTCCCATTTCTCTTCCACTGGTCGCCAGCGAGGACGTAGACTCGTTGCCGATAGAAGGCATGAGGTCTGCTTGGACACCCTTGAGATTAGGCTGGTTTGTGGAATCGGATTTGATGCAATACCAGTACTGGGTGCCCTTGACCGTGGTGATGTCCTCGCTGAAGCTGTTCTGGACCACGGTTCCTGATCCAGATATGTCGAAGTCCCCGTAGCCCATCAGCTCGTCGGGCAGGCCGTCGTCGTCGGTGTAGATGCAGATCGAGACAGTGTTGGTCACACCTGCGTTGATCGCAAGCGCCATCTCCAGGATCACTCCGCTGTTCGGGGCGATGAAGGGCCACGCGATCATGTCGGTCTGGAAGCCACCTCCTGCGACTGTGCCCCCTCCGTACGGTGATGCAGTCCCTACGTTCCAGTACGAGTCTGAGGCCCCGGTGGGGAATGGCGTGGTTGCAGTTACGTTCCCGCTGGATCCCCCAGCCTCGAGCAGGCCAGTCCACTCGCCGGATACGCAGAGCCTGGCCAGATTCACCAGGACGAGATCCTGGAGTTCTTGTTCGTTCATGTCCTCGATCGAGATGGGTTCTCCTACGCTTTGCACCTGGGCGAACGTCACCGTATCTAGATCGAGGTTCTGCAGGAGGGGAAAGACCCTCTTCGAAGGCTTACGATCCTCAGCTCTCATCCCAACAACCCGTCCCACTCCTGTTTGCATGACAACCTGGCGAGGTTCACGAGCACCAGGCGATAGAGTTCTTCTCGATTCAGCTCTTCTATGCTGATCGGATCACCCACGTCCTGCACGTTGCTGAATGATATCTGCCTGGCACCGTCTCCAGCCTCGAGAGTCTTGGTCTTCAGGAGCTTGTATACGCGCGGGGAGATCGAGTGAGTCATCATCTCATCCCCAGGGCGATCATCACGAACCCGAAGAAGTTGTCAGGGATTCCCCTGGACGGTACGAACGGCCCTGCCCCGTTACCGACTCCTCCCGTTCCATTACCTGCTGCAGCCTCCCGAGCTGCAGCTGCAGCTGCTGCTGCTGCCTTGTTTGCCGCAACCTGTGCGAGTCTTCGCTGGACTTCGGCGGTTACTTCCGGTGGCGTCCCGGTTTGTTGCCCAGTCCCGTCTAAGCCACCGATTACCTGCACCAATGCCGACACCTCACTTGAGCTGCTTGGATCGCATTTTGGCTATTCTCTCGATGCTGTCGAGGTCTTTGGTCGAGATGAAGTCACGAAGATAGAGCTTCTTGGCCTTCGAGAGGATCTCCGCGAGTCTTCTGCGGCCAGCAGCCTTCGTCATCCGCGCCAATTTCTCACCTCTAAGCACTCGTGAGGAACTGGGCTTTGAAATTCAGGTTGACGGGTGCGGCGAGATCCGCTGGCAGCGGTTGTTGAACACTGGGGTCGGTGTCGGTGACGCTGCCAACGACGTTGCCCAGGGCGTCGACGATGTAGGCCCCGTTGGTTTCGATAAGAGCTGCGTCGACCGTGGTGAAGGTGGCGGAAATGCAGGTTTGGCCCTGGAGCGTGTCTCCGATCGAGTTCCCAGTCTGGATATCCACGAGTTCGTTAGTGGCCCCGCCGGTCGGGGTGACATGGAATATCCTCGAGATTCCGCGATTGGTGTAGACTGCCATGCTCGCTCCTCGATCGGCAGCGGTCTGTGTCATGACCTTGAGCAGATCTCCCGCCTGCAGCGTAAAGGGAGCCCAGAGTCTTGGAGTGAACGTCGAGGCTCCCTTCACACAGACGGCGATGTTTGCAGCTACGACGCCTTGGCGGAGGATGTATGCATACGAGACTCCAACGGATCCACTCACTAGACCATGAGTAACGGTCTTGCCTGGAGCATAGTCGCCGATGTTGATGGCGCTGACCGTATAGACGGTGTCCGTGGTCAGCGAAGTCTCAGTCCCTTCAACGACTTCGAGCTTGAGAGGTATGTTCGTGCCGTCACTGCAGACCAGATTTCCTACACATGTGGTTGTCGCCATCCAATCACCTCAGATTTTCACGCCGATCCCCAGGGGCTTCATGAGGTTCCGGTTCACATTTGCGATTGGTTTCCTCAGTAGGCGCTTGGCGAACTTGAATGTCAGGCCGATCCCGATAGCAGAGACGGCCATAGCCTGATAGTTCTGCATGAAGTTGGCCTGCATCGCATCGAAGGAGGAGCCTGGATCACTGACGATGCCGCCCAGGGTGAGCGCAGCGCCTCCGTTGGTGGTCGCCATCGCCATCCCCGTACCAGTGCCGTCGAATCCGAGGACGCCGATCGGTGAATTAGCGAAAACGCCAGAGGTCAGCACGCTCGCGTAGGCATACGACTCCGCGAGATCGATGAGACTGATCTTCTTGGCAGCGCGTCGCCTGGTCTTTCGGCCTCTTCGCCTCGCCATGATTGAAAAACCGCAGTAGTAGGTTTATAGTTTAATGGAATTCGTCAANATGTCAGGCCGATCCCGATAGCGGACACGGCCATAGCCTGGTAGTTCTGCATGAAGTTGGCCTGCATCGCATCGAAGGAGGACCCTGGATCACTGACGATGCCGCCCAGGGTGAGCGCAGCGCCTCCGTTCGTGGTGGCCATGGACATCCCCGTGCCAGTGCCGTCAAATCCGAGGACGCCGATCGGTGAATTGGCGAAAACTCCCGAGGTCAGCACGCTCGCGTACGCATACGACTCCGCGAGATCGATCAAACTGATCTTCTTGGCTGCACGTCGCCTGGTCTTTCGGCCCCTTCGCCTCGCCATGATTGAAAAACCGCAGTAGTAGGTTTATAGTTTAATGGAATTCGTCAATTGACGATTGAAACCGTCCGTCGGGGCCTTTCTGCGTGACAACAGCTTCAATCGTGTTCATCTTCTGAGCTGCGATCGACTGTATCATTGCCGCTATCGCACCCTGGATAGGATTGGGCGGCTCGAAGTCGATCCCGCCTTCCATTACACGGTCCACGAGCGCCTTCAGTGCCAGGGCTAGCCGCTCATCGAGCAGTTCGAGCATGTTTGCAAGCTCTATCCTCAGCCAGAGAGCGAAAACGACCAGTCCAGAGAGGGTCAGGAGGTCCAAAACCCCCAAAATCATCAATTCAGTAGCTACCATGTGTCGTCCTCCGGCCCCGGACCGTCCTTCAACCTACCTTTATCCCCTATTTTAGCCACCCCGCGCGCCCACCCTACACCGTACACCGCCTTTAGTGGTTGCTCGGCCGCTCGAGGGTACGATAATAATATTAACACCCCTCTTTCTGTCTCGGTCATGGCACCCAGCAACTCGGTGAGCTTCTCTGAGCCCGCATACGCGATTTATTCGGCATGGCCGAAGAAAACACGCTCTAGGAGAGTATCTGAGACACTCGAGGACCACAAGAGGTGTTTGGACCGGGCCAAGGAGATCAGGGCCCTAGAGGAGGACGTGAGGGCGCTAAACAAGGACCTCGCCCTGGGCGGCGCGGTCATCAGAGGTTTGGAGCAGGATATCAGAGACCTTCTCGTCGACGAGGTAGAGGTCGACTCATGAGATCTGTGGGGACATGTTGCGATTCTAGGGAACTCGAAGAAGTGTCCCTGAAGTTGGACCATTCTAATCTTATTCGACGAATCCGTTGCGTGAAGTGTGGTCGGCGTTTTGATTTGCGTTATGCAGTCGAACATTACAGCACCCAGTGGCTTTGGGAGGATGATCCATGAGAAAGGGAATGTGGGAATGCCCGCAGTGCCAGACATGGTGGACTTGGGAGACACGCCCTGGCACGATCACTCTGCAGCGCCGATGTCGGAAGTGCGGCAAGCGAGTCCGTGCGCAGCTAGTCCGGCACTGGTCGGGCCGTGGTCGACCTCGTCAATGGAAACTTATTGAGCGGCCGAAGCATATGCCTCACTATGCGCTGCGGGCCGAGTGCCGTCAGAGGAACGCTACGACAATTCGCCTACTCAAGAGAGAGTGATTGAAGATGGCGAAGAAGATGGGAGCCAGGGAGTTCTTCAAGTGGCTCCTGATCGAGCTGGACTCCTGGCCC